CGGCCACCGAGGTAGGGTCGGACACGGCAGCATTCTCAGGTGGCGTAGTCGTTTCCGGTTCTTTTGCCGCCACCGAATCAGGCTCAGACACGGCGGCTTTTACAGGCAGCACTGCCCATCCAGTTATATCTGGCAGCTTTGCTGCAACAGAGACTGGCTCGGACACCGCCACCGTCGCAGGTGCAGTAGGAATCTCCGGCACATTTGCTGCAACAGAAACGGGCGCAGACACCGGCAGCTTCAACGGTAGCTCATCCATTTCCGGCACATTTGCCGCAACTGAAACTGGTGCAGACAGCGCAAGCGTAACCGGCGCTGTCACCATTACCGGAACGTTCTCAGCCGCCGAGTCCGGCTCAGACACAGCCAGCTTCAACGGCGGTTCATCCATCACCGGCACATTTACCGCAACTGAATCCGGATCAGACTCGGGCGTTTTCTCAGGATCAACAGCCTATCCCGCAATCACCGGCACGTTCGCGGCCGCCGAAGAATGGTCGGACTCGGTTGCCGTGTTCGGCCGGGTTGTCATCAACGGCAATATTTTCGTAACTGAATCCGGATCAGACTCGGCCAGCTTCTCAGGTGCATCGCAAATTACCGGCACGTTCGCTGCCACGGAGACCGGATCAGATACGGCGCATTTCTCGTCGGGCGAGATGCCGTTTTCACAGGCGCAACTAGATTTTTTAATGGCGTATATACAGGAGAATCTGGTGATCCCGACCGCCGAAGAGATAGCGGCAGCAGTGCTCGCTGCAGCGCAGGCCGCGCCCATAAAAGCAGATGTGCAAGCAGTCAATAACGTGCAGATCATCGGCACCGGCAAACCAGCGCTGGATCCCTGGCGCCCGGCATAAGCTATGGCCTCGGTATGGCAGGATGGGGCTTGGGGCGGCGGTGCATGGTTGTCTGGCGCCTGGCTCGGAGATGATCAGGCCCAGGTGGTCGGGGGCCGGCGCCAGCGCCGAGGTGACGACGGAGATTATGAGCTCTATCGCGACTACTGGGACTCGATAGAGGCAGTAAGGCGTCCCACCAGCAGCAGCCGCGACGATGATCTGCCAGATGACGACCATGTTGTTGTGCGTGTTTCTGACGACGGCAGCGGTGCCGTTACCGAGGTGTCCATCCCGATTGACATGCCAGTCCCACCTGCTGTATTGCGAAATGCTCGCGCCATGCGTGGCATTGTTGAGCCTGGCGTGCCGTCGATGGTCGTTGTCGCAGACATACTGGATGACCCGGTGGCGCTTGCAGTATTGGTAATGCTGCTCGATGAGGCCGATGGTTGATAAAGGAGATGCGCATGAGTGCAGTGCAAGAAATGAACGACGACCAGGACGTGAAAGACCTGGATCGCGATGCCGCGATGGCAACCCTTACGGATGAGGAAATCGAGGCTCTGAACGACGACGATGATGAGCTAACGGGCAACCCCGATTTGGCGCCGCAGGATCAGCTTGAGCCCAAACAAGAAGCAAAACCCGAGATTGAAGCGGCAGCTCATCCTGTGGCCAAGACTGCCGAGTCAGCAGGCGACTCGGCCGATAAGGCAACAACAAAGGCATTGCCAGCAGCGTACCACGCAGAACTTCCAGAAGACTTTGACGCCAAGATGCAGGCTGTGGATGCGGCTGAGAAGGAACTGGCCGAGAAGTTCGAAGAAGGCGATATTGACCCTGCGGAATACGTGCGTGAAACCAAGCGCATCATGAGTGAGCGCTCAAGGTTGGACAAGATGCAGCTCAAAGCCGAGTTGTCTGCGGAAATGGCCCAACAAGCGGCCTTGCGCGACTGGGAGCGCCAGGTCAATACCTTTCTCGCTGAGAAGAAAGCCGAAGGGGTTGATTATCTTGGCAACACGGCTCTCGGTGTGGAGCTGGACGCAACCATCAAGGCGCTTGCTGCCAACCCTTCATACATGGACAAGCCCGGCGAATGGTTCCTGAAAACGGCGCATCATGCCGTCATTGCGGCCAATGGCCTCCAGGCCAATCGAGCAAATCCCGTGGCGCCGGCGTCACGCAAACCGGCGACAGACAAACTCCCGGCCACTTTGGCGCACATCCCAGGAACTGATGGCGGAAGTGATGAGTTTGCCGACATCGACAAGCTGGACGGCCTTGAGTACGAGGCTGCATTGCGCAAGATGAGCCCGGCCCAGCGCGAGAAATACCTGGCGGCGGTGTGATATGACGAACCACACCGCGTCCAGCCTGGCTATCGATCTGCGCCCTGGAGAGCAGTTGGCTATTGATGACCAGAGGATCGTGGTTGAGCTTCTGGAGAAGAGCGGGAGGCTGGCGCGGTTGCGGATAACGGCGCCAAGAGATGTAAAGATCGAGCGACGTGACGACGAGAGTGAGCCTCGCGCCATGCGTGAGATGATGCAAGGGTAGTCCATAGAAGCAAGGTGCGCAGGAGTGTGCCTTGGTTGTGATTCAACAAACCAAGGAGCCACACATGGCACGCACGTTGATCGGCGTAAATGACGCCAAAGCAGTAAAGCGGTGGAGCGCGGCACTGGCCGTCGATACGTCCGCTGAATCGTACTTCAACTCCCGATTCATCGGCAAAGGCGCCAATGCCAAGACGCCTATTCAGGTGCTGACCGATCTGGAATCCGCCCCTGGCGAACAGGTGTCCTACGACCTGCTGGCGCAGTTGAAGCAAGCGCCCATCGAGGGCGACAATCGGCTTGAGGGCAAGGAAGAGAAGCAGCGCTTCTACACCGATACGATCTATATCGACCAGGCCCGCTTTGGCGTGTCGGCTGGTGGCCGCATGACCCAGAAGCGCACCCTGCACAACCTGCGCGAGCGTGCCAAGTCTCAGCTGTCTGAAATCTGGTCGCGTCTGTTCGATGAGCTCTTCTTCGTGTACTTGTCCGGTGCTCGTGGCATCAATGACACCTACACGCTGCCGATTGGTTACACCGGCCGCGCAAACAACGCGCTGGTGACGCCTGACGCCAACCACCGCCTGTATGGCGGCGATGCAACGGCTTTCGGTAACATCGACTCCAACGACAAATTCGACCTCGGTTTGATCGACCGCGCCTACTCCAAAGCCGTGACTCAAGGCGGTGGCGCTACCAATATCCCGATGATGCAGCCGTGCCGCATCGATGGCGAGGAGCGTTTCGTGTGTGTCATGCACACCTGGCAGGAAGATGACTTGCGCAGCAACATCACCACTGGTCAGTGGATTGACATCCAGAAAGCCGCAGCAGCGGCCGAAGGCAAGAGCAACCCCATCTTCAAAGGCACGCTGGGGATGTATCGCGGCGTTGTGCTGCACAGCCATCGCAATGTCGTTCGCTTCAATGACGCGGGCAGTGGTTCCAATGTTTCCGCGGCGCGTGCGCTGTTCATGGGCGCCCAGGCCGGCATCGTGGCTTTCGGATCGCCAGGCACCAACATGCGCTTCGACTGGCGCGAAGAGATGGACGACCGTGGCAATGAGCTGGTGATTACCTCGTCCTCGATCTTCGGCACCAAGAAGACGACATATACAACTGACGCTGGCGCGCAGGACTTCGGCGTGTTCGCGCTCGACACAGCGGCTGCTGACTAAGGAGACCACCATGGCTTTTTCCAATACAAACGACTACCTGACGGGTGCTAAGCCAGTACCCACCCCGACCGGCGGTGATGTTGTCGCAACCCGCTTCTCGCTGGCCCTGAAGACCACTGATCTTGCCTTGAATACGGTTGGCGCAGTCGGTGTTCTTCCGGCCAACTGTCTGCCTGTTGCTGTGCTGCTCGACTCGGATGACCTGGATTCCGGTACGGCCGCAGCCATGTCCGTCGGCATCCTTGATTCTGCAGGCACTGACATCTCAACGGCTGCCGCAGATGGCGGTGCTGCATGGGGGACTTCCATCACCGTTGCCCAGGCAGGTGGCCAGGCGCAGGTGCTCAGTAAGGCCATTTCGCGTGTCCAGCCGAGCAACCATGATCGCAAGGTTGGCATCAAGGTGACTACTGCCGCAGGCACTGCAGTCGCCGGCGAAGTCGGCATCACCCTGCTGTATCGCGCTGTGTAACGCCATGCCGGTCGGCATGGACTGCCGGCCGGCAATTAGAGGAGATTGACATGAAACTCGGGACTGACACCATTCCTCGCAAGGATGGCACAGTGGTCGCTCGGTTTGGTGATGTGGCGTACACGTTTATTCGCGGTGACGATGGCGTGCTGTCTTGCGATGTTGGGAATGACGACCACATTGAAGCGCTGATCAACACTGGAAACTTCTACCCCGTCTCGGAAGGCGACT